AAAGTGTTATAGATGGATAGTTTTGATTTAGCAAAGATACATAACCACCTATCTGTAGCCTATGGTTTTTCTTTCTGTACTTAACTTGTGTTTTAAAATCTGCTAAACATAATGCACCTGTTTCTTTATGTTGTAATACTGCATCTAAACTACCTGCTATATCTCTTTTCCTATCTACCATTCTTAACTCATTTGCTACACATTCCCATGTATTCCACATACGATAATTAATAAGATGTTCTATCCATTTTTTATATTCTTTAGCATACGCTAGTGCTAGTGTCTTATCTTTTGTTTCACACCATATTTGTACAGCTTCATGTATTGCTGTACCCCTTTTTGCAGCAATTTCCATATTTTTACTAACAAAATCAGATGTTCTAATAACATCACTAACAGACCTGGCTACATAACATTTACGTTTTAAATCGTAGTATTTATGTGGTTCTGGATAAAACTTTACAAAAGGATCTTGTATAAGAATATTTTCAATTTTGTTTTTCATATTCCACAGGATCAAAAGTTATTTCACCTGTAAGACCATTTCTATATTTGGGCAGTTTATGTACAGGTAATGACGGCCTTGCACCAAATTTTGTACGTAGCAAGCGTTTCCATTTACCAGTGCCAACTTCTCTTTCATAGCCCATTGCTAAGAACCAACCATCAGGCGGTGTATCTAAATCTTTTTCTGTAATTAAACTTTTTTTAATCATCTTACGTAGTGTTCTGATGCCACTACCGCCAAATAAACTATCCATTAGATTAAATTCCCCATGACATCAAACTGTACAAGCTTCTGAGCAGGATGTTGGATTTCTGACTCTGGTTCTTTAGCAAACCTTTTTACCCGTTTCATTTGTTCTTCATAATTACTTATTTTTAACCCCTTCCAAGTTCCTGCAAGTATGCCTGCTTCTAACTGATCTCTTAATACCTGTTCACCATACTTTTCTATAAACTTTCTATATTCTGTTATCTGTAATTTCCAAGCCTGTATTGACTTACTACCTTTCTTAACTTTCCAGAAATCATCTATAAGAGTTTGTAAGTGTTTTAAATCATCTGGTATATTCTTTTCTTGTTTTTCTTTTTTATTAATTTTTTCTTTTTGTTCTTTTCTTTCTAAACCTTCTTTGTCTAATTCTTTATCTTTATATATATATTGTGCCATATTTTTTGAATTTTGGCATCTTGCTCTGTATGCATCTTCTAAAAGCATATTTAAAAATGCAGGTGTTGTAATGTATTTTGGCTTTATACCAAGGATCTTACATATTAAATCCCTGTCTAAAGATGGCCTAATAGTGTCCATAAGTTGTTCAAAAAGTAAACAATGTTTGTACAATAATTGACCATAAATAAAAGGTAAAAACAACGTAACGCTATATACATTGTATTAAAACTTTACAACTACTATATATATGTTATGGTTAGCTCATAAGTCTAAATTTGCTATGTCTTGCACATTAGCTGATAAAAATAGACGCAAAAAACTGCTAAGAAGTCAGTTACAAGGAATTAATGACCCTTTTGATTTATTGGCAGACGTATTGGCTGATAATGAACGATTAAGACATATTGTAAACAGTTGTGATTGTCATAAGGGTAAACCATAGCTATACTAAGA